ATGGCACGCAGACGGAACGAAGGTGGCAGGTTCAGCACGAAGAACCAGACCGACTGGTACACGGCGATCGAGGATGCGCACATCAGGCGGATCGAGGAGGAGTGGCAGTTGAAGCAAGCGATTGAGGCGTACTACGCGCAACTCGATGACGAGTGCGCCGCAGACGAGCTGGCCGAGCAGTGGGTCGCCACGCAGGCCGCGTAACCGACGGACCCCCACCAGGCGGCTCTCCTGGTGGGGATCACCACCACAGACATGATCTCCCCGTAACTGTCTTTGCAACCACAGGGGGCATAGACGAGAGCTGTGCTCTTGATGCCACTGTGGTCCCGTAAGGGAAAGGAGTGGTTGTGTCATAGGACCTTCTCCAACTCTGGAGAGCCGTATGAAGCGAAAGTGTCACGTACGGTGCGGAGGGGGGAGGGAGCTGCAAGGCTCCTTCCTACCCCTGTGAGTACTGACACGCTTTTTCCTTTGACACGCGCCCATGCCTCGTTTTATCCTTCTGTCAGGCGTAGTTCGGAACCACCAGCCTGAGCTACGCCTGTTTGCCGGCTTGTTGCTGCTGGTCCCGCCTACGCCTCGCTGCACACGGTCCACACGCCGCGAGGTCCCGTGCCATGCCGCTCAACGATAACCAACGCCGCTTCATCGCCCACTACCGCAACGCGACGCCGCGTAACGCCACGCGTGCCTACGAAGCGGTGTACGCCGCGAAGGGCCATATGGCGGAGGTCAACGCCTCGCGCTTGCTGAGAAATGCTGAGGTTGCGGAGGCCATTGCCGAGGCAGACGCCGACGAGCTGCGCGACCTCGGGATCACGCCGGCGCGCGTCCTGCGCGAGATCGCGCGCCTGGGCTTTGCGGACGTGCGCCAGCTGTACGATGCGACCGGGGCGCTCAAATCCCCCCACGAGCTCGACGACGACCTGGCTGCCGCCGTGGCGCAGGTGGAGGTGGTGTCCTACGTGAAGGAGGACAGTGACGAGCCCCTCCTGACGCGCACGCACAAAATCCGCCTCTGGAACAAAGAAGGGAGCCTCAAGCTCCTGGCGCAGCACTTGAAGCTCATCTCCGACAAAGTGGACCTCGGCACGGACACGCTGGCGGCCATCGCGAAGCTGCTCGACCGCCTCCCCGAGACCGCCCTGCACGAGCTGGTGACGCCGAACGGCACGGCCGCCGCCTTACCACACCGGGAGCGTTAACGGATGGACATGCTGCCTTTTCCCGTGACCCCCGGCGTCAAGCGCCTCGCAGGCATCATGCTCAAGGCCCGCCAGGCCACCGACCGCCTGCGCACGTTTCAGCCGCTGCCGAAACAACTGCCGTTTATCCGCGCCGTGCTCACCGACGCGGCCCCGTGGGAGCACTGGTACTGCGCCGCCAACCGGGCCGGCAAATCCGCGGCCGGGGCTTACTGCGGCGCCACGCTGGCGCGCTTCGGGCCGGATGATCCCACGCCGGCCATCGGGGCGTCTGCGGTCGTGTATGACCGCGCCACGTCGGGCTGGGTCATTGGTCCGGACTTCCCGACGCTCAGAGACGTGCTCATGCCGACGTACTTCGACAACGGGTACGTGTCGCCCACGCAGCAGATCGGGCCATTCATCCCGGCCGCAGAGATCGACCACTGGAGCTGGGACAGCCAGGTCCTCCGGCTCAAAGGGGGCTCCATCCTCGGCTTTAAGTCCAACGAACAGGACACCGTCAAGTTTGCGGCGGCCGGGAAAGATTGGGTGCACTTCGACGAAGAGCCCAAGGCCACCGCGTACGAAGAAGTGACGCTGCGGGTCGCGGGCGGGCGCCACCTGCGCATCTTCGGCACGGCGACGCTGCTGCCGCCGGAGGGCAGCGTCGGGGGGATCAGCTGGATTTATGACGACATCATCCAGCCGTGGCAAGCTGGGCAGCGCACGGACGTGGCGGTCTACGGGGCGTCGATCTACGATAATCCCTATCTCCTGCCCGACGAGATCGCGCGCTTAGAAGCGCGCTTTCCGGTGGGCTCGCTGCAGCGGCGCATTCGGCTGAACGGGGAGTGGCTGCCTGGGATGACGGGCGTGCCGGTGTATGGGAACTTCGACCGCCAGATCCACGTCAGGCCGCAGCCGCCGCCGTCCGCCAACCGACCGCTCCTCTGGACGCTGGACTTCAACGTGTCGCCCTTCTGTAGCCTGGTGGCCCAGCAGGACCGTCAGCGCGTCCGCGTGCTGCGGGAGTTCTGCTTAGAGCCCGGCTCGATCCCGATGGCCGTCGAGACGTTCCGCGCGGCCTATCCCCGGCACGCCCACGAGGTCTGGCTCTACGGCGATGCGTCGGGAGGCGCGCGGGAGGCGCAAAGCGGCAAAAGTGACTGGCGCGTGGTGCTCGAGTACCTGACGACCTATCCCTCGCCGGTGAAGCTGAAGGTGCCCGAGGCGAATCCCCCCGTGCACGCGCGCGTCAACGCCGTCAACCTGGCGCTCATGGACGAGCAGGGCTACAGCGCCGTGGAGATCGACCCGACCTGCGTGGAACTCATTGCCGACCTGGAGCGCGTCATCGCGGACGGCCGCGGCGGCATCCTGAAAAGCTACCGCACCAAGGACCCCTACAGCAAGCGCACGCACATGTCGGACGCGCTCGGCTATCTCATTGTCGCCGACAAGCCGGTCGGCGCCGCGCACCGGGCCTCGCGCGCGCGCGTGCAGGTCCCCCGGCCGCAGTACGGCACGGCGCCCGCAAGCCGCAGCCGGCCGGCGCGGCCCACGAGGAGGTATTGATGGGGGTGCCTGACCACCAGGCCTGTAAGCGCTGTGACGATGCCCTCACTGGCCCCTCGCGGGCCATCGGCGTGTGCTCGCCCTGCGCCGCGGCGCCGGCGCGACTGACACGGGTGGAGCGGGCACGCTATGGGTGGGAGAGACGGACGCAGGAGGACAGACACCACAGGGAGGCGTGGACATGGCTGAAACGCTCGCAGCAGCGGCCCTAGGGCCCCAGGCGAGGGGTCTGCCGCCTCCGGCAGACCTGCCGCCGGAGAGGCGCACCCACGACCTGGAGCCGGAGCCTGAAGCCCCGGTCATGTCGGACGACGACGTCTTGCGAGCCGTGCGTGCGTACAAGACGGAGGCCGACGACGCGCGACGCAGCCGCTTAGCCCTCAATGAACGCAACTGGATGGCCTACTACGGGCAGCAGGACTTTAGTGGCAAGCTGCCTGGCCAATCCCGCGAGGTCATCCCCAAGGTGAGCGAGTCGGTGGAAGCCCTCGCGGCGTTTGTCAAGCGCGGCCTCACCGAGTACGGCAACTGGTTTAGCGTCAAGGTGCCGCACCGCTCCCCGATTCCCGCGGCCGTGATCCAGAAACTGATCCAGGTGGTCCTCGACCAGCAGCAGCAGCTCGAAGAACACCGCCTGAATTTCCCCACGCTGACCTCTGATGCGATGAAGGTGGGCTCCCTCGGGGCCTTGATGATCTTTAAGGTCAGTCACTACCCCTACCTGGCCCGGCGCTTCGTGCCCGAGCGCGGCGTCGCGCTCGGGCGTGTGGAGGGCCAGCCGCCCCAGATGCAGCCCATCGAGCGGTTAACGCCCGTGGAGCAGTCCATGAGCGCGGTGGTGATCGACTTGATCCCGCCCGAGGACTTTTACCCCGACCCGACCGGCCGCGGCCTCTACGTGATCCACAGCGTCGAGCGCGACCTCGACGACGTGCAGGCGATGGCCGACCAGGGCGCGTACGCCCCCGAGGTGGTGGCGCAGATCACGGCCGACTTTCAGCGCACCGAGTTCGAGGCCTTCAAGTCGTGGTCGCGCGCCCAGGACCAGACGACGCCTCCCCCCTTCCGCAAGCGCGTGGTGATTGATGAATTTTGGGGCACGCTCCTCGGCGAGGACGGCCGCGCCGTGCTGCGCGATTGCATGTGCGCCATCGCCAACGAGCGCTACGTCATTCGGCCGCCGGAGCCCAATCCCTACTGGCACCAGCAGAGCCCCTTTGTCTACGCGCCCCTCATCCGGATTCCCTTCAGCGAGTGGCACAAAGCGGTGCAAGATAACGCGGTGGCCCTCAACATGGCCCAGAATGAGTTGGTGAACCTGATTATCGACGGCGGCTACGAGGCCGTCTGGGGCGTCAGGCAGTTGCACCTGGACTGGCTGGAAGATCCGACCCAGGCGCAGGACGGCATTGCCCCGGGCGATACGCTGCTGGTCAGGCAGGAAGTGCCGGCCGGTGCGAAGGTGCTCGAGCGCGTCACCAGCGGCGGCGTCCCGCAGGATGCGCTGGCCGTGTACAACCTGCTCGATAAGGAATACAACGCGGCGTCCATGGTGAACGAGGTGAAGATGGGCCTGCTGCCGGAGAAGGCCGTGAAAGCGACGGAGATCGTGGCGGCTGAGCAGCACTCCAACTCGACGTTCGACGGCATCATCAAGGATATTGAAGACACCATGATCGAGCCGCTGCTGTGGAAGGTGTGGCTCACCGCCCTGCAGTGCCTCGACGACTTCAGCGCCCAGGACGTCATCGCGGCGATTGGCGAGCGCTGGGCCTACGTGCTCGCCACGATGTCGCCGGCGGCGCGCTACGCGACGTTCGCCGGGTCCTGCCAGTTTCAGGCCAGCGGGTTGTCGTCCACGCTGGCGCGGGGCAAGGACCTGCAAAAGCTCCTGGCGTTTGCGGATCTGGGGACCCGCAGCCCCTTCCTGGCGCAGACATTTCTCGAGAACTACAGCGCCAAGAAGTACCTCGACCGTATCCTCCAGGCCATGAACATTGACCCGGAGGGGATCGAGCTGACGCCCGAGGAGCGCGTGCAGCAGCAGGTGAAGTTCCAGCAATCGCAGCAGATGCAGGCGGGTGGCGCGGGGCAGACCGGGGCACAGATTCCCTCAGAGGGTGTGCCAGGGCTCACGGCGGGTGGCGGAGGTGGCCGAGCCATCGAAGGATCGGCGATGCCCAGGGAGACGATGGGACGCGGACCAGGGCCAGGGCCCGGGCCGAGCGCACCGCCAGGGCCGCAGCCGAGCGTCCCCGCACACCCGCAACCGGCGCCAGCGGCTCAACCACCGGTGTATCGGGGCTAAAAGGAGCATAGTATGCCAGACAAACCAGTCGTCATGCTCGTCGGCGGTGGAGGGGGCGGTGCACCCCAGATCCCGCAGCACATGCCGGGCACGCCGGGGGTGCGCGAGGTTGCTGAGATGTGCAGTGGTCCTGAGTACAACTATTTGCAGGGGATGAAAGACCCTGCAGTCCTCCGGCACGGGCACAACCCGAAGCCCAGCAAGAAGCAGGTGGCTGACGCCTTTGCCGACGTGTACGCCAACCCACCTTCAACCCTGGGGAAGGGCCAGACGCAGGCCGAGCGGCGGAAGCAGATGACCGCGATCGCCCTGAACACGGCGAGGAAGGGCTAGGACGTGCGGGAGATTGAGCAGAAATTTGCGTGGCTCTGTACGTGGTTCATTCACAACCACGAGCGGGGAGCCCACGTGATCGACAGCCAGAAGCGCTACGAGTTCGTCTGCACAGCGCTCTCCTGTGTCATTGAAATGCAGGGGATGCTGCTCCAGGAGCTGCAGATCGTGAATCGACGCACCACGGACGGGTATGCGCGTATTCGTATGCCTGGGGGTCGCTCGATTGCGGGCGAGGTGCGCCATGGCGACTAGCGGCGTGGTGCTCTACGCCTCAGGACGCTGGCACCATACTCCCCTGCGCTGGTGGGGGGCCTTGCTGCGGCAGTGGGGGTATCGGGGCCGCCTGCCAGGATGGGCCTGGACGACGTGTGAGGCGGTGTTTCCGATGCCCTCATGCAGGTGCAAAATGTACCAGTTGGTGTGGGAGGAGGACCCGCGTGGCTGACGCCCTCCCTCCCCTCAACGCCCGCCTGCTGGAGCGCTACGTGCAGGCGCGTATCGACGCGATGCTGCAACGCCTCGTGCCGCGCTATTGGGCCGCCGAGGTGACGCATCTGGAGCTGTACGGCATGATCGGCGCGGTGGCCGAACTGAAGGCCCTGGTGGCCGATGCCGAGCGCAGTCAGCGCAAGGACGACGGCGAGATCAAGCTGGCCGCTGGCCCTGACTATGGAAGGAGACACACGCATGGCTGAACGAGGGCGCCAGGCCCCACCCCCGGAGCCCGAGGAGGGCATGGAGGTGGAGGTTGCGCAGGAAGAGTACACGCCCCCGCAGGCGCCCCCGCGGCCGCGCCGTGGCGCACGCGAGTTCCAGACCCCGCCCCCGCCCGCGCCGCAGGTTGAGCGCGTGCGTATCGAAGACCAGGAGTACGACGTCCCGCCCGCGGTGGCGGCGCAGGTGCGCTCGTGGGAGCAGGCGCAGGCCCGCCTCGACGCCATCGAGCGTCGGCATCAGGAGAGCGAGCAGTGGCGGCACGGCGTTGAGCGTGCCGTCACGGGCGAGCAGCCCCAGCCGCAGGACGAGATCGAGCAGCTCTGGTTTACCAACCCGAGCGAGGCGGCCAGACGCCTGCAAGAGCGCACCGTGCAGCAGGTTGAGAGCCGCTACGAGGCGCAAGCCAGGGAACAGCGCTTCTGGGGCACGTTCGACCAGGAGCACCCCGAGCTGGCCCCGCAGCGCACGCTGGTGCAATACCTGCTCTCCACGGACCAGACGCTCGCCACGCTGCCCAATTCCCCCGAGGGACGGGCCCAGCTCGCCCAGGCGGCCCGCGAGCGGGTGTTAGGGTGGATGCAGGGGATGCGCGGCGCTGGGCAGGCGCCCAGGGGCCAGCAGGTGCCCCCGGTGGAGACGGGGACCAGGCGCCGCGCTCCCGCGGCACCACGGCAGGCGCCGCCAGAGGGGCCGCAGTCGCTGAAGGAGTTACAAGAGCAGCGGGCGTTGTCGAGACGGCAGGCGCGGCTGCGCATTGTTGGTAGCTAAGGAGGTGCCCATTGGCAGAAAACACCTGGACTGGTTCGATCCAAGATGGGGTGCTCAAGAATCACTGGTTGTCTCAACAGATATGGTATAGTGCAGTCGAAGACAGTATTTTAATGGATCACGCCATGATGGTCGACGGCTTCGGTCTGCACAGCGGTGAATCGGCCAATCTTACGCGTATGCACGCGCTCGCCGAGCCCTCAGATGCCACCCTCATCGAGACGCAGCGCATCCCGGAGGACCTGGTGCGCTTTACCGCCAAGCCGATCGTCATCCGCGAGATGGGCCGCGCGGTGCCGTACACCTCGCTCCTGGAGGACCTGGCCCATTTTAACGTGCGCAACGCCGTGCAACGGAAACTCCGCGAGCAGATGACCCTGGCGATTGACACGATGCTGGCGCGGGCCGGCAAGAAGACGCTGCTCCGCTACACCCCCACCGGCACGGGCGCGGACGCTGCGACCACGACGTATTCCCTCACGACCACGGGCACGTTTGGCGCGGTGGCGTCCCGCACGCTCAAGGTCTACGACATCGAGGAGCTGAAGTCGATCCTCTACGATACGTACAAGGCGGAAGAAGTGGACGGCGGCGGCTACATCGGCGTGTTTCGCTACCGCTCGCTGCTCGGCGTCAGGCGCGATCCGGCGTGGCAACTCTGGCATCAGTACACCGATCCGCAGGCCAAGTACAACGGGGAGACGGGGCGCATCGAGGACGTGCGCATGCTCGAAACCAATCACGCCATGGCCTTCGCCTACGTGGGGACGGGCTCGGTGCTGGGCGAGGGCCTGGTGTTCGGGCAGGACGCCATCGCCATGGCCGAGGCGCTGACGCCGGAGCTGCGGGCCGGGATTCCCGATGATTACGGGCGCAGCAAAGGGGTGGCATGGTTGGGCGAATTGGGCGCAGATATCGTGTGGGACACTGCGGTGCCGGGAGAATCAAATATAGTGTATGTAGGAAGCCAATAATCAATGACGTATGAGCTTCTCTTGCTCCTGCCCCACCCAGAGGGCACGCACTAGAAAGGACCTGTATGGCTTACTCCCACGGACAAACGGAAGTGCTGCTCGTCAACAATCTCGCCCTGCAAACGCCGGCCGCCAAGGGCCAGTGGGCGCCCGGCCTGCTGCCCGTGATGGTGCGCGGCATCGCGGCCGTCATCACCACGGCGACCACGGCGGCCGACCCGGCCATTTTGTCGTTCGATAAGCGCGTCAATGCCGGCTCCGACGCCGGGAAAATCGTCGGCGGCGTGGGGACGCTCACCATTCCAGGCGGCACGGCGGCGGGCCGTGTCGTCTACAAGCTCGTCAACGTGCCGCTGGACTTCAGCCAGGAGGTGGTCGTGGCCCTGACGGACGACGCGGCCGCGGGGGCGGCGCACGTCATGCTGTGGGTGGAGCCGCATTGGGAAAACCCGGCGAACGCCCTCAGCGCCATCCTGAGCGCCTAGGAGGTTGCCATGGCTGAGGACCTCGAGCACGCGGCCGCCCTGGCCTATGAGACGTACCGCCAGGCCAGCCAGGGCACCATGGCCGGCGGGCTCCCCATGCCCATGTGGGAGCACGTTGGCGTGCCTGAGCACGCTGTCTGGATGCAGGTTGCCAGTGCGCTGACGGGGATCCCGTTGCCCACCCCAGCGGCCCCAGCGCCCGCGGGGGAACCGCCACCCGCGAGCCCGCCCCTGTGGACGCAGGAGGACCTGGAGCAGCTCACGGTGAGCGACTTGCGCGAGATCGCGCAGGAGCAGCACGTCAGTGTGCCCTCGTCCGCCACGAAGCACCAACTCATTGACGCCCTGCTGGGGTCCCAGCGCGGCACGCAGGAGGGCTAGCGTATGGCTTTTGACCTCCGTGTGCACCGGTATGCCATCAATCACCAGACCGCGGAGCGCGAGCTGGTGGAGTACCGGCCGCTGCTGCGCCTGGGCTGCTCCTCGCCGGACGGCTACAGTGGCGAGATCCTGTACCTGCAGGGGGGCTGCGTCTACGGGGAAGGCGGCGCGGCGTACGCGCCAGAGGACCTCCCGGCGTGGTTCGCCGGGGCCAGCGCCGCGGTGCATCCCCAGGCGCTGGCGGACGTGGGATTTACGCCAGACGTCGTGCAGGCGTACGTGACGAACGGGCACGAGGAGCCTGTGCCGTATGCGATCGACGCAGACTGGCCGCAGCACGCCACAGACCCTCCGCAGCCGGCGTCTCCGCCTGGCTTCAAGCCCGACCAGTGGGTGCTTGGCTTCCTGTGTCCGCGTGTGCACGACTATCAAGGCACGGGTCGGAGCCGCTACAACAAGCAGATGAAGTGCGTGGACTGCGAGGCGCTGCGCAAGCGTCCCAAGGCGACACGTCCACCAGCCAGGGAGGCGCCACGTGGCTGAGACGTATGGCGTCGGCACGGAGGTCATCATTGCGCGCTCGCCCCTCGTCACGCCGGGCCCGAGCACATGCGACCTGTGGCGCACGCTCATGTACCGCGCCGGCGAAAATCCGGATACCTCACAGTGGGGACCGGCCGCGTTGCACTACCTCAACCGCGCGTATTGGGCGCTGTGTCGGGGCGGGGGCGAGTGGGAAGAGGGGTTGCACGAGGAGTGGCCGTGGCTGCGCAAAGTGCCGCCGGGCGTGCTGGTCCTGGAGCCCGAGCGCTCGACGGCGGACGGTGGCTCTGTCGCGCAGGTGCAGCGCGGCTCCTCCACGATTGGCGTCTCTGTCGCCCCGCCGGTCTCCTGCCTGGGCTGGCAGTTTCGCGTGACGTCGCGGCCCGGCGGCGACATCTTCCGCGTCATCAGCCATGCCCCGGGCCACAGTACCCTCATCCTCGATGCGCCGTATACGGGGGAGACCCAGACGGCGGCGGCGTACTGGCTCCGGCAGTTCGACTACCCACTGGCGACCGATCTGCTGCACCTCATTGCGCCCGTGCATACGGACCGGATCGATCAGCAGCGCACCGGGGAGATCCGGTTGACCAGTGACGCGACCCTGGCGGAGCAGTGGCCGCGGGATGCGTGGGCCAGCGGCGTGCCCTCGCAGTGTGCGTTGGTGGGCGTCAACTCAACCCCAGCTGCCGGGGTGCCGACGCTCCAGACGACCAGTTTTGGACAGACCATCCTGCGGTTCAATCGCTGCGCCAACGCCCAGACGGGGCCCGTGCGTGTGGAATATGCGTACACGTTTCTGCCGCCACTGCTGACGCAGACGACGGGGGTGTGTGACGAGGTGCCCTTGTGTCCACCCACGCAGCGTTGGACGCTCGTGGACCTGGCGCTGTATTTGTTGTACTTCGACAAATCGGACACCCGCGCCGATGGGGCGGTGCTTTTCGGCAAAAACGGGCTGCGTGCCGCACAACGGGAGTCCAGGCATCAGATGGCCGTGGCTGGGCAGGCGATAGGCCGCGTCTCCCCACGGGGTCGTAGGCACGAGCGGGCGCCGGGCACGCGGGGGCCGTGGTATCGGAGTTGACATGCCATTTTCAGCCATGGTGATTGAGATTCCACTGGCGCAGGACGGGGTGACCGGATCGAGAAACCCCGTGACCGCACTGCCCTCGCAGGTCCTCGAAGCCAACTCTATTCGTTTTGAGGGTGGTTTTCTCGCCAAGGAAGGCGCCCAAGCCCCCTACACCCCCGCATCCCTTGGCGCGTCTGTGCTGAACGGTACGGACTGGTGGCCGACATCCACCGAGCAGCGCCAGGTGGTGCTCCTGGGCAACGGCACGGTGCGCAAGGACAGTGGCGCGGGGACGTTCCCTGTCACCCTGGCCACGCGGGGGCGGAGAAGACCGGACAGCCGCGCAAGCTTGTCCTGTTCACCGGCACCAACCCACCCCAGGTCCTGGCCGGGGATGGGGCGACCATGACGGCGCTGGCGACCCCGGCCGCCGACTGGACGGGCACCACCCAGCCCCTGTGTGGGGCCGTGCACGCCAACCGCCTGTGGGCCGCCGGGAACCTCAGTGATCCGCACCGCGTCTATTTTTCCACGGTGGAGGATCATGAAAAGTTCGATGATCCCACCACCAGCGGGAGTCTGCCCGTGTTCCCCGGCGAAGGCGACCGCATTACCGGCCTGTTGAGCTACCGGGGCCTGCTCATCGTCGGCAAAGCGCCCCGGGGGATCTACGTGATCGACACGACGGGCGTGGTGGTGACGTCCTATGCCGTCACGGTGTTGTCCCACGCGATCGGGCTGGCCTCGGCCAATGCGATCGCCCAGGTGGATAACGATGTGCTGTTCCTCGATAGTGCCGCGAATATGCAAAGCATGGCGGCCGTGCAGGCCCTCGGGGACCTCTCGACGCAGACGTATGGGCAGGCCGTGGATATGGCGAACTTCCTGACCCAGCGGGTCAATGCGGCCGCAAGCCCGTGGGCGCGCATGGTCTACTACGGGCTCAAGCGTGAGCTGCACCTGGCGCTCGCCGGGACGGGATCGCCCACGAACACCGCGCGCCTCGTGGTGGACTTTAACGGCCTGACGCGGGAGCGGTTCCGGTACTCGTCCCCCGAAGCCTGCCCGGCCTTGTGGCTCATGCGCACGCCTCAGAGCGGCGCGCTGCACCCGATGCGCGGCGATACGAGCGGGGTGGTGTGGCACATGGATCAGCCGGGGGTGTCGCCCGCCGGGGTGCCAGGGGAGGCGAGTCGGATCCTCACGCCCGCCTTCGACCTGGGGCACGCTGACCCTGGCCTTGCTGGGCGCATGAAGCAGGGACACTACCTCGAACTGGTGACCACGCTCGATGGGCCGTGGAATGTGGACGTTGATATCTATTGGGATGGCCGCAAGCACCAGAGTCTGGCCTTCGGCTTGCGCAATGCCTATGGGCTGCCCGCCGGCCAGATCGTGAACCTCCAGCAGCGGCTGCTCGGGTCTGGAAGGCGTATTCAGTTCGACATCCGGCAAACGGTGGGCTCGCAGTCCTTCTCGGTCTATAGGTTATACATGGGATTTTCGGCACTCGACTCACGGCAGAGTGAGGTTTTTTGGCGATGATCACCACCCGGACCATCTACCGCCCCGCTCGCCAGGGCGACTATAAGGCCCTCCACCGCCTGGCGGAGGCTGGGGGGCAAGGGGGCGCGGTGGCGTATCAGTTCCCGACCATCGTGGTGGAGCGCGATGGCCAGCTCGTGGGCTTTGCGGCGACGCAGCGCTGGAGCAAGCGGCTCATGGTGGGGCCGGTGGTGGTGGCTGAGACGGTCCGTCTGAAGGGTCTCGTGGCGATCAGGGCGGTGCTGGAGATTGAGAAGGTCCTGAAGGAGGAAGGCGCTCTGTATTATCTGATAGGCACCGCCAATCCCGGTCTCATGCGTATCTGTGAGGCGTTTGGCTGTGAGAAGGTTCCCTCGGAGGATGGCGATGCCTGGTTTCTCCGCCGCCTCAGACCAGCGCCGAGAGGAGCGTTCCTTGGATCTCCACGCCGTGCTTCCTGACCTGCTCCCCCTGGTCACCTCCTGGGCTGCTCTCCAGGAGGTGCAGGGCCTGGCCACCGGCGCGCCACTGCACGCCGCGCTGCTGCTGGTGGCGCGCCACGTGGGGGTGGTGCACCCGTGGTTGATCCGGCTGGCGCTGGTGGAGGCGTTGCCGCTCCCAGACGACCCGCTGCTCCGCGCGGCCGCGCAGCACCTGGGCGTCCTTGGCCCTGACACGCATGCGCTGACGCTCGGCTATGCCGTCTTCGTGCGTGCGGGCTGCGCGACGGGTCGCCTCGTGGCCCACGAGTGTCGCCATGTCGCGCAATACGAGCAGGCGGGTGGGGTCGCCGCGTTCTTCGCGGTCTATCTCGCCCAGCTGGTGCAGTGTGGCTACGACCAGGCGCCGCTCGAACGCGATGCCTGCGCCCACGAATGGCACGGCGCGGCCCTGGAAGGAGACGGCCATCAAAAAGTCGAAGCCGCCGAAACCAAGTGCCTCTGAAATTGCCTTGCAACAGCAGCAGACCATGGCGCTGGGGCAGCAGATGACCCTCCTCGAGCAACAGAACCGGCGCCAGGAGGAACAGTATCAGCAGCAACAGCTCCTCGCCCCGCTCCTCTATGAACAGATGGGGCTCAAGCCGCAGTATAACGACCAGGGCCAGGTGACGGGCTACGAACGCTTTGAGACGCCGGAGCAGGCGCTCTACCGCGAACAGATCGAGACGATGCGGCGCCAGCAACCGACGCAGGAGGCGCTCCAGCAGCAATACCTCACGCTGGCGCAGCAGCAGGCGGAGTATGCGGCGCGCCAGCAACCGACGCAGGAGGCGCTCCAGCAGCAATACCTCACGCTGGCGCAGCAGCAGGCGGAGTACGCCCAGACGCAGCAACCGATCCAGGAGCGCTTGCAGCAGCAGTACCTGACCATTGCCGAGCAGCAAGCGGCCTATCAGAAGGAGCAAGCCGACTGGCAGCGGGAACTGGCGCCGCAGATGCGCCTGCAAGCCGAAGCCCAGACGCGCTTGCAGCAGCAGATGACGGAGTACCAGGCCGGCGCGCTGAAGCAGTATGAGGAGCACCTGCAACCGCTGCTCTACGAAGCGTCCGGCGTGCGCCCGATCTATGACGAGGCCGGCACCCTGACGTCGTTTGCACTCACCGAAGAGGCGCAGGCCCGCAAAGACTACGAAAACCAATTACTCGAGCATCAGCGCAAAGCCCTGGCAGGGGAGTTGCCCGTGGACCCCACGCTGGAGCGCACCCTGGCGGAGGGCGAGACGCAACTCCGGGCGCAGCTCCAGGCGCAGCTCGGCACGGGGTATGAGACGAGCACCCCCGGCATCCAGGCCCTCGAGGAGTTCCGACGCCGCGCCGCCGAAGCCCGCTCGAACGTGGCGCATGGGCAGCTCACCAGTGGCCAGCAACTGCTCGCCACGCAACAAGAGATGAACCAGCGCATGCGCGGGCAGGCGACGAGCGGTCGGGGCATGCTCGGGGAGTTTGGGCTCCAGCCGGTGTCCTTTGGCCAGAGCGCGCAAGCCGGGGGGCAGCCGAACTACCTGGGCCTGGCGCAGGGGATGGGGCAGCCGAACTACCTGAGCCTGGCGCAGGGGGCGGGGGGCGGGCTCTTCCAGGCCGGGAGTCCGGCCGCCAGCAGTGCGGGGTATCAGGCCGCGGTGGGGAGTCCCTACGGCACGCTCGGACAGTTCGGCGAGCTGGCCTCGCGCTACGGGCAGTTCGTGCAGAGTGGCGGGAACCTGGTGAGCCAGATGGCGAATCGCCGCATGGGGCAGTATCAGGCGTCTGAGCAGGGGGCCGCCGAGCAGGCGGGCATCTGGGGCACGGCTGGCTCGATCCTCGGCGGCGCCGTTGCGGGGGTGGCCAGTTGGGGCAACCCGGCGGCGATCAGTGCCGGCATGACGCTCGGCGGGGTCGCTGGACAGTACGCGGGACGTGCCACGTATTAGGCCTCTAGCAGCCTCTAGGAGACACGAGGGGCAGGGAAAGTTTGCTATGCCCTGGCCAGACGATGACACGCTGGGCGCCTTCGGGAGTGCCTCGCAGGTGCCAAGCAATCAGTGGTTCGATGTCAACACCCAGACCGGACAGTGGGGCAGCCCCACGCCGACCATCGGGCAGGTGGCTGGGGGCCTGGAGCCGCCCATGACCACACCCCGCTCCATCCAGCGCGTGCAGCGCCAGGGTGAGATGGGCGGCCTGACGCCGCAGCCAGGCGTGTGGGAGAGCATTGCGCGGGGCGTCGGCATGGCCTCACCCATGGGGCGCCAGTATCTCCAGTACGCCGACCAGTCGCAGCAGCAAGCGCTCCAGAACCAGCTCGTGGCCCGGCGGCAGATGCTCCAGGACGAGCAGAACGAGCGCGCCGAGATCCGCGACGACTTCACCACGCTGGTCAAAGTGAGCGAGATCAAGTCGAAATCGCTGCGCAAGCTGTATACCGACCGGCTGGTCGCGGACATGCAAGCCAGGGGCAAGACGCTGCCGCCGGATTTTGTCGAGGCCTTCAAACACAGTGGCCAGGAGGAGGCCAAGGCCATGCTCCAGTTCTATGAGCCACTGCTGAAGGACCTCGGCCTGGATCCCGTGGCGTTTGCCGAGCTGGTGGCCGAAGGCGGCATCACCAACGTGGCGGGCGCCTTGGAGCTCGCCCAGCAGCTCAAGAAGCAGCGGGAAGGCGAGGCAGAAGGCGTCGCCATCGCCCAGCAGCGCCAGCAGCTCTTTGGCACGGGGACGCTGGGCGACGCGAGCGGGGTGACGCCGCCTGCCACCCCAACCGCGCCAGGGGCACCAACGAGCGCACCCGCGTCCACGACACCGCGCCAGCCCGTGGCCGCGCCCTCCACAGAGATCAGCACCGCTATTGACGAGGCCTCCCGCCTCTACCCCCAGGTGCGCAAAGAGCTGATTACGTCGATTGCGGCCAGTGAGTCACACTTTGACTCGAAGGCACAGTCCTCCGCCGGTGCCGGAGGACTGATGCAGCTCATGCCAGCGACGGCCAGGCAGATGGGCGTGGATGATCCCTTTGACGTGCAGCAAAATGTGCGCGGCGGGACACGCTACTTTGCCCAGATGCTGACCAAGTACAAGGGCAATGAGGCCCTGGCCCTGGCCGCGTACAATTGGGGGCCTGGCAACGTCGATAAGGTCGAAGGCGATCTCAGCAAGATGCCGGAGGAGACCCAGGCGTATGTGAAAACCACCCTGCAACGCGCCAGTGGGGGAGGCGGCACCGCGCCGGACATGCGCATGCAGGTGGCTGGGCCAGCGGCACCGGCGCCGACGGGCGGCTCGCGGCAGGCGCAGGCGCAGCTCACACGCTTGGACAAGCAGATCGAGGGCATGACGCAGTACATCAACGCCAACCTGGGCAGTGGCAAGGAGCGTACCAAGGGCTTTGTCAACGAACTGCAGCAGGAGCGCACGCGGCTCCTCCAGGAGCGCGACAAGCTGCTCGAGACGCCGCGGGCAGTGGAGCGCCAACGCCAAGAGCAGCCCCTGAAACTGGAGCAGCAGCGGGCGGGGGCGGAAGTCGCGCTCGAAGCGAAGGCGAATGAACCCATTGGGACTGACAATGCCCTCAAAATGAACCTGCCCCCGAGTACGAAATGGAAAGATGTCCCGAAAGATGTGCGCGTCCTGGAGAACCCCAGCCCGGGAGAACGCCAGAAGTTTAGCGACTACAAAGCCTCGCATGAGGGGATGGGGCGGGTGCTCACGATGCTCGATCAGCCAGGGGCACAGAAGATTGTCGGCACGCTCTTTAGCGAACCAGAGGCCTCCTTCAACCGGCGGGTCGGGGAATGGCTCTCGACGGTGACGCCCGAGCAACGGAAGTTTGTGGCGTCGCTGGCAGCGGAAATCTCCGAGATTCGGCATCAACTCTCTGGGGCTGCAGTGAGCCCGCAGGAATTCGCGGCCTTGAAACCGATGTTCCCCGATCCTGGCGATCCCGATGTGGCGACGGTCCGTGCCAAGCTGGAAGCTCTCAGGGAATGGCTCGTGCGCAAGCATGATGCCTACCGCGATCAGCTTGACCAGGTGAACATTCGCACGCCAAAGGCCCTGGAGAGGTCTGCCTCACCCCCACCAATCGATCCCAAGGCCCAGCAAGCGCTCGACATCCTTAAGCCGAAAGGAAAGTAACCCGTGGCGGATGTGCAACGACTGGTGCAGACGCAGGAATATCAGGCACGGACACCGGAGGAGCGCAGCCAGGTCATCACCATCTTTCAAGCCTCGTCCCCAGAAATACAAGACCAGATTCTTGCCGAACTGACGCCAGTCTCGCCAGGAAAATCCGTGTGGGGGATACTCGGACGTGCAGGCGGTCAGACGCCAGCGACCGGCGAGGCGCCCACTGGTGCTCCTGCGGATCTGGACACCGCCCTCCAGGCACAGCTCGAACCTGCCCAGAAGGGCATGCCTGGCGTCTTGCTCGGTGGGGCTGCCGGGCAGGTGGGCTCCATGCTGGGCACCACCGCAGCGCGGCTCGCCGCCCCGGTAGTTGGTCGCGCCGCGCAGGCGTTCCCCGTCATCGGGGAAGCCTTGGGATCCTTTGGGGCGCGCAAGGCCAACGTCGCAATGGGGGCTGAGGAACCGGGGACCATTGGCGATGTGCTGTCCGGGGCTGGTCCCGTGGCGACACGCGCTGCCGGCGCGCTTGTGAGACCTGCACTACGGCGACTCCCTGGGGCCTCGGCCACGCTGCATGAGGACATGGCCACGCGCCTGGAGGCCTTGCCTGAGCAGGTGTCGCCACCAACGCCATCGCAGCAGATCTATCAGGGGCTCGCCACCCATGGCAACCCCCCCATTCCTTCGCAGCCCTTACGAAGCACCGCTGAGGAACTCCTGAATGCCGAGATGCGCTTGCAAC